GTGCATCGCGTCGACGGCTTGGAAGATGTGAATCTGCCAATATGCGCCGTCGACGTTGAATGCGACTGATTGATTTGGGACGGAGGTCAGTGGGATCAAGTCCATCTTTACGTCGCCTTGGATTTGGTGATCTGCTCGAAACGGAAGCGGTATTGGCGCGTTTTGATTCGGCCAGAGCCAGCGACTTGCGGCAAGATGGCGCCAGAGATAATGACGCCGTTACTGCAGTTAGCACGTGCGCCGCTGGGATAGGTCCAAATCATGTCGATGGAGTCGCGGGAACTGGTCTTGTTCTTGCCGACGCGGTTGGCGTCCAAGAGCGCATCCAGGTTATCATCATCCTCGGAAGTTGGGATGATGTTGATCGCAATCTCCACGTTGTTGGCGCGGCTCCAAGTTACCATATCGCCGTTCAAGCCAGAGCCTGTATCTGCGACGGTGAAGTCTGGGCTGTCCAACGGGTCTGCGTCGTCGGCAAATGCGCTGAGAGTCACGCCACTTGGAAAGGTGACGCTTGCAACAAGTTGCGCTGTCAGGCCAAAAGCCGAAATGTTAGTTGTCATGTTAAATCTCCTGTGGGCCGATTATAGCTGAATACAGGCCGATACCAAAACAGCAGTATCGGCCTGTACAAAGTTAGATCATGATGTCTTGGCCAGACACGAATCGGATTGCATCACCTTTCGAGTAGACCAACTTGTAAGTTGCTTGCCACTCGGTAAGGCCCGTGTTGTTATTGGTGTAGCTGGAGAAACTAACGTCAATCCAGTAACCAATAGTTTGAACTTGACGCCAGGCGTTCGAGTCACCGGTCACTTGCGTGATGTACTGTTTCTGAACAGCGGTGATAGTTTTGCCTGGGGAGAAAGTCCCGTTGTTCCCGGCCAAGGTCAGGATTTCCTGGTAAACGCCCAGGAACATCGCGCCACCGGTAGGGTTTGCCGGTACAGTCGGCATGGCGATCAGGAGCGACAGCGAGGTTGCGCCGATGGCCGATTTGAGCCACATTTCATTCGCATAGACGTTCATGTCCACGGCAGCGGTGGCGCCGCCACAGAGCAGGCCGCGCTGGTAGAACGCGAGCGGTTGACCGGCGCTCTGAGTCACGCCGATGTAGTTGGCGCGCAGCGAGTCCATGGTGTCTGCGGTGGTGTCGTCGCTGACGGTGATGTTGCGGGATGCGAACTGGTAGAACATGTAGTTCTGAGTGCCATTCGCGGCATTGAAGTTGGTTGCCGCGAGAATCTCGCAAGGCGACTGCTCGATGTAGTCGTTGAGCGCCGTCGAGGAGATCAGGTTCAACGCACAACCGGACAGACCTTGTACCAACGGGAACAGCGTGCCCATGTTGGCTGCCGAGGTCGCCACGCTGTAGATATACATGTTGTTTTGCGAGTCGTTCCAGGTCGCAATCGCAACAATGTCGGTGTTGGCAAACGGCGTGAGCGGGGTGGTGAAGATGAACGAGCCCATGTTGTTGCTGATCGACGCGCTTTTGGCGACGGCTACAGCAGCGGTGTCTGCCGCCTGACCAGATACGATCACGGTGCTGCCGGTTGCCAGGCCGGTGATCTGCGAAATGTCGGTGGCCAGACCAGTTGGGGTGACGGTCATCACGCCAGAACCGGTGATGGTGCCGACGACGGTGAACTGGTTGGTATTGGTGTTGTAGGTGACGGTGGCGGACGTCAGTTGAGGGTCGGCGGTTGCACGCAGCTTAACCTGGAGCGCAGAGGCCACAGCGGTGAGGTTTGCGGCCTGACTCAAGTCAATGGCCGAGACGTTCACGGCGGCGTTGCCGATGTTGATGGTCAGGGTGCCTGCCGTTACACCAGCGAAAGACGCAATGTCTTTGCCGAACGAATCGCCGACAATGGTAGGTGCGATGGCCTGGTTGACCCAACGAGCAAAGCTGAGCAGCGAAGGCGATACGACCGACTTGCTGACAAACTTGAAGTAGGCAACGGCGCGCAGATACTCCTCGGACGAAGTACCGAAGTAAGCACCAACCGCGTCTGCCGTTGAGAACTCAATAACGATACCTGGTGGAATCACCGGATTCTGCGTAATGATGCGCATGATCAACTGACGTTGGGCAACCACGCTAGCGGCGCCGACACCAGATACGATCTTGATATAACGATTTTGACTGATCACTGTCGTGACTCCTGTTAAGTTACTTGACTACTCACAGTTTGGAACATATGAGCAGAGTCTATCAAAGGTTTATCAAACCCTTTCGCTCGGACGGTTGACTTCGCGTTCGGTGTCCAATTTCCGTTTTTCATTGCCTTCCCGATGCAGCCTTCAAGTACCAAGCCAATGGCCGCAAGTGCGTTATCAGGAGTCATTTCACCGGTGATTAACTTCTTTGCAATTCCCCTCTGGACTGTAGCGCGTTGCTCACTAAACATACGCCAAGCAAGTTGCATAAACGGTCTAGCAGGAATCGTTATGGTATGAGCACTAGTTGTTCCGTGCTCGCCCTGGAAGTTCTTATGAACGAATCGAGTGCCCAACATTCGGGCGTTCTTTCCGCCAACGGCTGCATCTGTAATATACTTTGTTCCGCCTGGATGGTCGATAATCCCGCCATAATTTAACAGACGGGCGATCCTCGCGACCGACACCCCTACTG